AAAAAAAATGTATGTTTCTATCTTCATCTTTCCAACCCTCTTTTACATAAGGCCAGATTTGATGAGATAAACAATCTCCCCATTTCATTTCGTGGCATATAATCATGTTTGTAATCTTGTTGCTGTATGGTAAGCTGTACCATTTTTAAATTCATCACCTGTAAATTGTACTGCAAGTAAACTATCTGTCCATTGTTTAATTAAATCATCATCTGGATAATGTGGACTTTCTATATTTTCATATAGACTTTCTGATACTTCATTAGCAGCTGATACTTCATCACAAAAACTAGGTACACCATTTAATATTGCTTCAATGGCAGCGGTAGATTGATGAGTTACCACAGCATGGCAATTTTGTAATTGTTTTTGTAATGGTATTTTTGTATCTTTTTTTCGAACAATAATATTTCTATCTGTATATTTTTGTAGTTCAGTTAATTGTGTATCAATCCATAATTGTTCATCACCTAAATGATATAATCTGCATATAGCCTTTGTTGGTGGACAAAGTAAGATATGTTCACCATCTTTTGTAAATGGCTTCCAATTTATTTTACCAAACTTTTTAATTCTATCTCTATCTTCTTTTTCTAATTCTATAATATAATTAAGTTGCATTTGTGACCTAATTAATCTATATAATACACCATTAGGTCCTTTACTTTTATAATCTCTTGTTGCACCAAAGTAAGCATGGTCCATATAATAAAAAGGATGATTTCTTTTTTGACATTCCCAAATAATTCTTTCTGTGCCTCTTAATGTGCCAACTATGGCACATGGTTTATCTGTCCACTTATTCCAATCTAAATGTGGCCAGTTACCTTGTTCAAATTGACCTATGTTCTTAACATCATTTTGATGTACATAACCACCCACACTATTACATAGAGCATGGATAAAAACATCTTTGCCTGTATTTGTACAAAATCCTTCTATCATTTTAACCTTATTTGAAAACACTCCGAATAATATTTGTACCAATTAGTTGAGTAATCACACTTTTCATATTCTGAAAACCATGGACCCCCCTCTGTAAAATGTACATTCTTAATATCATCTTTGTGTTCGTATTCTCCAGCTAACCAGTTCCATTCTAATGGCAAATCACCAATTAAGTCTTCACTTTCTAACCATTTATATTGATGTAGTTCTAAACCACTTGCACTATTCACATAATCTGGTGTAAGTGTTGTACACTTCTTACAATTCATCAACATAAAACTAGACCAATTTTTTTTAGGATAAACTGTTTGTACTTGATTTAAAAACTTTACTTTACTTTTTGGTGTATAATCATGTTTACAAACTTGTACGGCATATCTATCATCACGCAATCGCCATAGTTCAGCAATGTCAGCCTCCATAAGCATATCACAATCCATAAACAATGCCCAACCTTGATAATTCATAAGGTGTGGTATGATAAACCTACTAAAAGAAAACTCTGTACTAGATATATTGTTTCTTTCTCTTACAAAATCATCTTTTATATTATTTAAATAGATAGGCGTAATAGCCACAGGTTTAGTTGAGTTCTTTAATATACTGTAACTTAAAGTATTAAATGCTACCTTTTCTTTACTATCATATCCAATAAAAACATTAATCATTTACTCTTTGTCCAACACTTTCTCTTTTAATATCATTGTGGTCAAATTCTGCCCAATATAACTCAAATGCTACACCATCTTTTTTACCTATAAATTGATGATAGACACCTGGTTTAACTCGCATAAAATCACCTGGATTTAAAACAGTTTCATCTACCAAGTCATAATCTTTTTGCCATACTTTGACAACCATTTGACCTGATTCTACAAAAAAACCATTCCATTTAAATTCATGTTTGTGTTTACTACACGCAACATTTTTTTTATATTCAATTCTATGAAACTCCAAAACACCATTTGCATGGATTAATTCTGTCATTCCCCATATCTTACCTGCTTTCATAATCACCTCTTTTATTTCCTAATGTCATATTTTCTCCACTATATCCCCATATTTTTCTTTGTGACCCTTTTGTATGGTCGTATATAGGTCCTAAACAAGACCTAGCTTGTACATGACCATTACCACCATCACCAATATTATAATTGTTTACACCTTTAGCTTCAAACTCTTTTCTTACATGGTCCCAAATGTAACTATCGTGCCACTCTATAAGATTAAACAATTTATCCTTATCATACATTTCTTTCATAGCTCTTGCAAAGTTTTTAGTTTCAGGATGTTGCATATTAAAACCTAAAAAACCACATTCACTATATTGACTGCCTCTACCTAGATAAGTTAACATTCTATCTGAATGCCATACATTTTCTTTTATCCATATTTTATCTATAGGTTTATAAAATACACTATCTGCGTCAATGCCCATAATAAAATCACTTTCTGTGTCATTAATTACAGCATGAGTATAAGCATATACTTTATAACTAAAGCGGCAAGCGTCCCTTAAAAAATCTTTATGAGGCCTATGTTTGTTTCTGTCAATAAACTCTTTACATTCTGGCACTAAATCAAAAAAATCTTTATCTTCATTATAAACTGTTAAAGGAAAGTTCCAATGTCTTTTGAATGACAATTCAAATCTATAAGCGTATTCTTTAAATAACTTTTGATTCCATGTTGTTACAACTCTTATTTTCATATCTGTACCTGATAAACTTTCTTCCAAACTGCAAAATTCAAAATGATAAACAGTTCTTTTTGTGATTTAAGACCAATATCAGCCTTGTTTTTAGAACCCACAGGTGGGTGGTCTTTATTATTTAAATACTTATTTTCAATATCACTATCATTATATTCAAATAAATCTTGTAATGTTTTGTCTTTTAATATTTCTCTAATGTAATCTTTTAATACTGAATTATCAGGCGCTGGTGATATTCTATTTCCAATCAATATTTCATCTGTAGGAAATCGCCAACCTGTTTTTACATGATTTAAAATATTATCAGGCAATCTATTTTTAAAAGCTTGTTTTTGTAAAGACTTATTATTTACTAAAGGTTGTTTTAAAAATTGTTTTGTTACCTTTAATTCACCAGGTATTGCTCTAACATAATCTCTGATACATTTATTCATGTATGGAAATCTTCCTTCCATACTAAATGCCATACCTAATTTATCGTTTCTAATTAAAAAATCTTCAGCTAAACTATTTAAACATTCAATATACATAAAATCATTTATCTTATCGCCTGTCATTGGTGTTGTGGGTAACCAATCATTTAAATAATCCATCATATCATCTATTGTGCAATTTAATTCTGGATTTCTTAACTCTCTATTATTTCTACTTAAAGCAATAAGTTTATCTCGCCAATCACCACCTTTTGCACCTATTTTATGATGTTTATAACCACCAAACAATTCATCACCACCATCACCAGCTAAGGTAACTGTAATATTGTTTTGTGCTATAAATTTATTTGTGTTGTAATATGTGGGAAAAGATTTACCTTGTCGTGGTTCTTCTAACGCATAAAAGGTATCTTCTAATGCGTCAACATAATCTTGTTGAGATTGTCTTACTGTATTATTAAATACTTCAAATCTTTCTGCAAGACCTTTTGCTAAATCACTATCTTGGTTTAATCTACTTTTAGGGTCAATTAATTCAAATTCAGAGGTAAAGGTATTTGGTTTTACCCCCAACTCTTTCATCTCATAAAGTATGGATGTGCTATCAATACCACCAGATAAAAATAAACCAATGTTTCTTCTACCCATTAAGGTTTGTTCTACAGCCTGATTTACTCTATCTCTTATTTCGTGTGTGTGATGATATGTGTATTTGTAATTATTTAAGTTTCTTTGATTAATTACATTACTTTCAATTACATCATAAGTTCTAACTTCACCTGGTACTAGTTTCTGTATGCCTTCAAATAGAGTTAGGTAACCTGAATTATAACCTGCTTTTTGATAATGTGCAAATGCTGGTTTACATAACTTTCTTTCAAAACCTATTTCTAATAATGCTTTGATTTCGGATGAAAAACAAATGTTAAACTCTTTATCAAAACCATAATAAACTGGTTTTGTGCCATTTGAATCTCTAGCTAATAGTAATTGTTTTTCTCTTTTAAAATAGATTGCAAGACCAAACATTCCATCTAGTTTATCTAAAAAGGCGTCACCATATTTTTCAACACCTCTTGCAATGACTTCGGTATCTGTATTGGTAGTTAATTCAAACTCTGCGCCTAGTTCTTTGTAGTTATAGATTTCACCATTAAATACTACGATTAAATTGTTATGATTCCAAGGTTGTATTGATTCTGTAGGTTCATCTACAATAGATAATAGATTGTGGCCTAGAGTTACAAACTCATCATGCCAAGTTCCACGGCCGTCTGGTCCTCTATGGTGTGACTTTGCCACCATATTCATAACCATACTTACATCTTTTTTAAATATGCCGTGTATAGCACACATCTAATCACTCCATTTTGTAAATACTGTTTCTTTTTTATTATTACCTCGCCTTTGATATCCGATACCGGCTAAAATTTTTACAATTTCATCATGGTAACTTTGTTCTTTTGGATTTCTACAAGGCAGTTCTAATACTACAACTGCATTATGGTTTTCTAATAACTTTAGACCACCATTCATTATTTCTCTCTCATGTTCTTGGCAATCAACTTTAATAAAATCAATATTTTTACCTTCAAACTCTGCAATATAATCATCTAACATTTTAACATCTGTATAAGTTGTGTTTAACTTATCATCTTCAATTATTCTTTTAGAATTGCCGTGTGTTACACCATGAGAATTTAAACTTACATTACCACTTTCATCTGGACTTGCAAACAATGTGGCGTTTTCTTCCTGATGGTCTGATAATGCGACTTCTTCTAAATGCCAATTTGAAAAGTCTTTCATGTTTTCTCTATAACAAGCCACATTTTCTGGATGTGGTTCAAATGCCCATACAGATTTAAACTTTCTACATAAATCTTGTGACCAAAAGCCAATGTTACCACCTATGTCTAGTGCCACATTCCAATTTTTAACAAAACTTAATGAGTAATCTCTTTGTGGTTTTTGATATTCCCACTTACCATCAAATTCTTTTAACATTTTTTCGTAATGGTTATCCCATTCAGGCAATTGCCAGCCTTTTATATCTTTCATATTATCTCCTATCTTTATTCATTCTTTAAAATTACCACATTAAATATTTGTCTATTCAATTCTGTATTAACTTCAGTTACACCGTGCCAGCCATTTTCAGTATTTTTAAATAACAATGATGTGTTACCATCATTTCTATATTGTTGTTTATGAGCAAAATCTTCAGGCTCTGGATTCATTTGTTCAACAAGTTTACCTTTATAGAATACAGTTTGACCACCACATTTATCATTCCAACCTTCTGGCATAAAATATATTAAATGACTACCTAATTTACTTATACTATCAACATGAGGTGATACATCTTGTCCCCATTTTGTTAAATGCCAATCAAATCTATATTTAAAATTATTACCAGGTATTTCTAATGTTTCTTTTATCCAATCTGAATACTCTTTACTACTAAAAATTTTATCTACAAAATAATCCCATGTTTCAGATAATTGGTATCTATGTATTTTGTATTTGTCAAAGTATGGACTATCAGGCCAAGGAGAATAACACATAAACATTCTTAAATGTGGTCTTTGATTATGATTTCTAGGTTTAATATGGCCTTCCTCTTTAAATAAACTTGCAACTGGCCACTCATCTCTTAAATCTTCCCAATGTTCTACAAAGCCATTAATAAATTTATGTGGCGTGTAACCATCAGTTGTCATTATTGTATCTGGTATATTAATCATCTCGGTGCCTTATCGTGTGGTATGTGTAAGTCACTTCTTATTTTTGATTTTATTTCTTTGTTAGTTACTAGATATCCTTCTATGTGTGTGTAACCTTTTTCTCTAGCCCAAAAAACTCTTTTGTTACCTGTCTGAACATATAGACCAGGTCTAACTTCACCATTTGCTTTTATGTGTTGAGGTTTTTTGTATTTGCCGTTTACAGTTTGTTTAATGATACCTTGTACCCAATCTTCGGTGTGTGGTGATACAGTAATAGGATAAATCATGCCATGGTTTTCAAAAGAAGTCCAATAATCAAACTCGTCCATTCTTTGTTTCAACCAATCATCATTTGGCATACATTTGATTTCTGTTAAATCAAATTCTTCTATTGATCCGTATAAACTATCTGGATGTTTTTGTGCTCTTAATACTATTCTCATAACCAACTTTTTGTATAAAATAACTATCTGCAATGTCTGAAACAGGATTACCAACTTTATCTGTTTCTAAAATAGATTTTAAATCAATATTTGTTTCAGCTACAAATG